ATAGCACTAGTAATAACCGCGCTAGATCAAATGGGCGTTAAAAATCCAGGCTTGAAAAGGAGCTGGTACGACATGACTCTGAAGCAGATAGCCAGGGAGCTTAAGCAGTACACAGATCCGATTTTAGAGGCCGCCTATGATGGTGACATCATCCTGCTCGACAGCAGTCCTCCAGCTTTCGGCGTTGTATGGCAGACCGGCATTCTCTACATCAACCGGCAGATAATGAGGGTGGACTGGAAGCCAATTCAGCATCTTTCAATCCTCCGTTCTTACCGTATGAAAGGGATCTAATCACCCTGCTGGATTGCAGCGAAGAAGAATATCGAAAGCTAGTACGGTTTAATCAATTAAAGCCCCGTATTAGGCCAGCGGCATATGACCACGTTCCCGACGTTGTTGGCGAACCTGTCAGTGTTGTTGTAAGCCTCGTTATCGGTCTGGCATTCACAGCGGTCTCAACATTACTGCGACCAGACCCGCCCACAGTTGATCAAGAAAGCAGGAAACGGATTAGGAATGAGAAGCTTCCTGATCAAGTTGGCCCGTCACGTTTCAACCAAACAAGCAGCTTCACCGGTTACTCCGCCTTAGTCGAGTATGGGATACCCGTCCCAATCCCATTCGGCAAGCAGGGAATTGGTGCAGATGACAAGCCGAGCGGCGGTCTGACCTTAGCTGGTGCATTGGTCTGGTCACGAGCTTTTTCTGATGGAGTAAATCAAAGAGTCAAGTTGCTCTATTCCCTCGGGGAGTTCTTGCCTACTACTGCATCGGTAGATGGAATCTGGATTGGTACAACAGCCTTGTCAAGCTTCGGCGCGTACGAATACGCCGCATATTGGAGTTCTGTGTCCGGGCCAAATCGGATAGGCGGCGCAGACCTTATTGCTGGAACGCGAGCAACACCAGAAGCAGGAGATCCACAACCATTTGACGAAGTTTTCACCGCACCAGTCGAAGGAGCCGAGAACGGCGCAGGTTTTTGCATGGTTTACAACCCGCAGACCAAAGCAGTCTTCGGTCAATACAACCCAGTCCGCAATGGTACAGCCCACCGTACCAATTGGGAAGTAATCAGCATTCCATATCAGCTGGGCGAGCAAGAAGACGGAGCGGATGCAATCCGCAGTGAGCGAGCAAGACGAGTCAAGATCTCAGGGACGAGAGCATCACGAACAGGCTTCCAAAACAACAACATTGGTGGTCAGCCCGGCGTGGGTCGTGCTTACGGAACAAAAACAGGGATTGCAGCAATAAACGGCGTTCAATTTACAGATAAGCAGCCTCGTTTTAATGTAAAAACAGGCGATTTAATCGCATTCGTAATCGCGGAAGGGGATTGCACACCATTAGACACTAGCAATTACGGCGATGTTTTGGTGGGTAATCCTGAAAGATATGGCATAAGTCATAAAGACATTTCTTCTGCTCTTAACTCACGACGAATCAATGTAGACCAGTCCATGGTTCTTGGTTCACGCTGGCTTATCGGCGGAACCAACTGGGTCGTGACTAACCGCACTCCTGGCATCTGGAGCGTAGATAATCAAATAAACGTTGAGATGAAATGCGTCTCAATTAAAGGCGTACCGGAGATCGGTTTTGCTGGTATCCGCGCATCTAATGAAATACTGGGCGGATATGAAGGACCCTGGTTTGAAGATATAGACGGCCCCCGACCGCCTAATATCACATCAGAAGGCTTTAACCGCACCAAGCATTGCGGTGCAGCATTCTGGAATATCTGCCAGTACGAAGTAGCTACAGCTCGCATGGTACGTGAAGCTGATACCATTGAATTCGGCATTGCTAGCACTGTCTGGAACAAAGCCAACGGTCTATGTAATTTCAACACAATATATTCACCAGGAAAGCAAGTCCAAAAAGATGAAGATGATATTTCACTATCAACGCCCACACTTAACAAATACTTTGCACGGACATCATGCTTTGAAATATATGTAAGACCCCTGCCGGACTACACACCACTAGGCACAGCGAAGCCGGAATGGGCACGCTTACCCCAAGTGTTCTGCGTCACTGGAACGACACCTAAGACAATGTTCAACTATCTGCGCATCCGCCCAAGGATAAAGGGCAGATATGAGTTCCGTTTTTCCCCGAGAACGGGCTCAGACATCGTTCAAAACGGTCTAGACAGTGCCATTTATTGGAGGTTAAATGCCCAATCTGGTGAGACGTTTGGTCAAGACATGAGCACAGGTTATGGAGATTTCCGCGTCACAATTACAGGCGACAAGGTGGCCCGTGTGGCAATTTTGCCGAGTCCGGAATTAATAGCTGACCCAAGCACAATAGTCAACGATCCGATATCAACTAACGTTCCAACATCAGTAAGTAATTCTCAAGTTTTAGGCAACCCGTCCACAACCGATTTTGTTCGCAACGCATATTTAACGCAGTTATTTGGCAGAGATCCTAGATACGCAGGAGATCGCGCAGTTGCTCGTTTTACTCATTTCAAACCTAGAGGAGTCACCCCTGAAGATGACGGATACATCGAGATCCAGGTCTCATGTACTGCCGGAACCGGGCAAGGTGAAAAGCATATTGAGATGTATGGAACTGGCGTCAGTTGGGCAGCAGGCACTGTCAGCTACAGCGTCATCCAAGGCCCTAACACTCGCGGAATATGGAATATTGGCGACGGATTTACCAACAACCTGGCAATCACTTCATCTAACCGTTACAAGAACATTGGCTATTCCTCGGTTTCGTACGTCTATCGAGTCACCAACGTGCAGACAGTGGTGACAGACCCTGGTGGAATTATCAGCAATGAACGCCGCACATTTGAGGAATTCACTCAAGTATCTGATTGCAGCTATTACGACGAAATCACAAAGAGCTGTGACTCAACTCCTGAGCACAAAATTGTCTACATAAACGAAGCAGTTGCTGAGAACGATGAAAACGGCCCTCCAGAATATGAAGCTCTGTCAATGTTGGGATTATCAATAAAGAGTGGCCCATCTCTATCTGCCATCGAGCAGATCAGAATGTGGACCCCTGTCGGTATCTCCGTGGAACGCCTAGAGGCAGGAGCTGTAGGCCCAAGCAACCTAATATCTGACTTTATTTATTACCTACTAACAAACAAAACACAAGGAACCGGCCAATTTATCAGCACGGAGTTAATTGACAGGCAAAGCTTTGTGGACACCGGCAGGTATCTGCTACAGAACAAAATTTTCTGGAACGGCGTGCTCGAATCCGAGCAAAACCTCAGGACATTCGCAGCCGAAAATGCAGGGGTTTCTTTATGTATGTTCACCATCAAAAACGGTGTCTACGGTTTGCAGCCAGCCCTGCCTGTAGATAGCAGCGGCGCCATTAGCACTGGGGCGATCCCTGTTAGCCAGATCTTCAGTGCAGGAAACATCCTGGACAACAGCTTGAAGGTTGCCTACCAAGACATCGAATCAAGACGCACCAACGGAATTGCTGTCAGATGGCGCGTCACAAGAGACTTCGAGTTACCCGACGAAGAAACAGCAATCGTTCATTTTGCTAACGAAGATCCCAAGCTGCTCGAAGATCTCGACCTAACCAGCTTCTGCGATAACAGAGAGCAAGCATTTCGCACTGCCCGATACATGCTTGCAACCAAGCGATATGTAGATCATCTTGTCAACTTCGACACAACACCAGACATACTTGCAGTGGAACCAGGCAGCTACATCAGAGTGATGATGGAAGAGCTTGACTACCAACAAGGGCTAAGTATTCGCATTGCAGAAGATCTAAGAGTCATCTCAGTCACACCTGTTGAGAATGGCACCTACCGCGCCAACGTTTATAAGCCTGGTGCGCTAGGGATCGAGGAGTTTGAAATTGAGCTTGCGGATGGTTATGCCACCGACCCAGAACTAAGGGGAGCGCTAGCAAGTCTGTTCAGCGTGCAGCCCCATAGTGACATCTACCAAATCCGCGAAGTCTCATTGAGCGAAGAAGGTATCGTATCAGTAACAGCGGCAATCGTTCCATCCAGTGACAGTCAGAGTCGCGTTGCTTATGACGTGCTTAACAACGACAATTTCACCATAATCGAGTAATGAGCTACCCCACTATCAACCCATCCCAGCGCGTTTATGATCCAGGTAATTGGGCCAACAAGCAGTTCAATTCAGTCTCTGGAGCTGAAATGCGTATTCGTTACGGCGACAAACGCTATAACGCAAAGCTATCACTGACTTATGACAACATCCCTGACGAAAAAGCCAGCGAGTTTTTAGCACACTACAGCGCACAATACGGAACCTATAAGCAGTTTGTTTTACCGACAGCTGTCCTAGCTGGCTGGAGCGGATCTAGCTACATACCTGACCAGTCCGTCATGCAATTCAGATATGCGCAAGCGCCTACAATTAATTCAGTGAGGCCGGGAATTTCTACCGTCTCAGTCAACCTGCTGGGAGTCGTTTGATGTCATTTTCATCAGGGAAGGACGGACGGTTATACATCGACGGGCAAGTTGCCGCCAAAGTCATCGACTGGTCAATCAGCACGTCTGTTGCGGGCCTAGACACCACAACATTGGGGGATCTAGATCGAACTAATACGGCAGGTATCCGCACTACCAGTGGCTCGTGTCAGCTTTTTTACTACGCAGTAGATCCAAACAACACCAGCACAAACAGCGCCAGTGTCTTATTGAACAAAATCATTAAAGCAAATAGCAGCGGTCAAGGCGCTGAGTCCGAGAAAGTGCTCCTTCGACTCGGTATAGTTGACGGCTCTTCAACCGAAAAATACATCGAGGGGCTTTGCCTAATCACTTCTGCCGCTATGACGATGGCAGTTGGCGCTGTCTTAGCGGCAAGCATCAGCTTTGAATTTGATGGAGCGCCTAGGAGCATGTATTTATGAGCGTTTATCTAGGCGAAAGTGGCTGTGTTGAGATTCAACGCACAGCCGTGGGTTCAGGATTCATCTCTGGAACACTGGAGATTGCTGACGTTGATCAAAACGCTAAAAGATTTTCGTTTGACTTTCCTGTCAGTGCATTGATTACCGGCGATCGGATAGAAATCGCTACTCAAGACAAATCAAACCTTGAACTGGTCAAGGATCACGATTATCCAGATGGTCTCTGGTATTGCCACGTCGACCAAACAGGAGGGCTAAGGCTTTACAGAACTTTTGCCGATGCAGTCAACGGTCAATACGACCCGGCTATAGAACTTGTAACCCCAACCAAAGCCCAGCCCATTTTTGTGCGCAACAGGGATGATGACTTCAACCCATTAGCCCAAATCCAGGAGTACGAGATCACCACAAACCGCGAAGCAGTTGACCTAACAGTGTTAGGCGACAGCTTTAGAGAGCAATACGCCAACGGTCTGATCAGCGGTCAAGGTTCCATTCAATGCCTATGGGAGTACAAGTATGGGCTGTGTGATTCCACTGTGGATTACAGCAAGGAACTACCCAACTACTTTGCGCAGCTGGTGTTACGGCTGGAGCAAGGAAGCCTATTCAAAGGACGTTTTTACTTGCACGAGCAACTAAACCAAGCTGTTTGGTACACAGCAGATTGCGTTGTTACCAACGTTGGGTTCGCATTCTCCCCTGCATCGGTCGTTCGGACATCCATCGACTTTGTGACTACTGGCCCTATCCAACTGCTGATCGGGCAGCTTCCAACCTACATACTGCAGGAGGACCGATACGACATTTTGCTAGAGGACGGGGGCCGTCTAGAACAAGAAGAACCACGGCCCTAAAATAAAAGCACTTACTTGTTGGCTGCTACATGGCTGATCTGAAAATTTCAGAATTGCCGGAGTTGCTGGCACAACAATTACAGGCATCTGATCCCATTGCGATTGTCGACCTAAGCGGCAGCACAACAAAGAAGATAAGTGCAGAAAACCTTTTAGTGGGTGGCATCGCTCTTGTTCCTGACGGAACGATCCCGCCTGAAAAGTTATCTGGAACAACAGTTGCAGACGGCAGCATCACCACTGCAAAACTGGCAGATAAGTCAGTCACTGCAGCCAAGCTGGCAGACAGTAGCGCGACCCTAGTCACTGCAGCTCTCCCTGCAACTGGAGCGTTCATCGGTCAGCAAGCGGTCGTAACAGGCGGCGCAATCAACATTGCATATGTCTTCGACGGCACCAGCTGGGTTTCTGAAGGTGGCATCCAAGCATTAGCAGGTAATACCAGTGGCCTCGTCAACACTTACGTCACAACGTCAGGTTTCAGTGCTGAGGTCAGTGCTGACATCGATCAAACCACTGCGGCCGGGCAGTTTTTAGCCGGACCTACCAGTGGGGCCGGACCAATTGAGCAGCGCATCATCGCCCCATCGGACTTGCCTACAGCGGGAGTGCAGAAGGGCGGCGTTGCTATCAACGGCAACGGCCTAGCAATGGTTGGCGACACAGCCGTCATTGACAACACCGTCACCGCAAACCCAACGCAAGCATATGTAGTTCAGTACGACGAACACGGCCTTGTTATAGGTGGTGCGCCAATCAGTCCAGTTGATTTGCCGCTAGCGACTGATTCAAATGTTGGTGTAGTCATTCCAGGTGAGGGGTTAGCTGTTGATGTTGATGGTGCGCTCAATATTGACAACTCTGTTGTTCCTGCCACCGCGACCAAGATCACGTACAACAGTAATGGCCTGGTTATTTCCGGCAGCGATTTGCTGCCATCGGACATTCCCGAGTTATCGGCGGATATCATCGTTGCTGGTGAGTTCGGCTCCGCTCAAATCGGTGAAGGCAGCATCACCCGAGAGAAGCTAGCTGATTATTCGATTGCCTACATCCAAGAGGCAGAACCCAGCGCAGTAACAGCCGATTACATCGGCCTGCTTTGGTATCAGGAGAGCACCGGCCAACTTCGGATGTTCAACGGCAACTCGTTCATGCCGGTTGGCTTCGGTCGACTTTCCAACGACAACCTGCGATGGGGCGGCATCATTGACGCCACCACCGGGCTAGTCACAGGTGTGACTGCATCAGGAACGACCGCAGGTCTAACGGTTGGCGCTCCACTACCAGAAGCAACTGACAATCTCGGCGGTCTTTACGTCTTAGTCGGCGTAGCAGGAAACAACATTGCCGTCACTTCGGGTGTCAGTTACGACGCAGGTGACTGGTGCCTTTGCATCAATGAAAACGAAGGTTGGGTACGGATCGACCTTGCTGCTTCAGGCGGGGGTGGTGGTGGTGCAACCAACCTCGGCGACCTGCTTGATGTCACAATTTCAACTCCCACTTCAGGTCAACTCCTGCAACTGCAGGCTAGTAATCAATGGCAGAACGTCACACTAACTGCTGCTGATCTAGGCGGTCTGGTTGTTGGTGACAACGTTAGCGAATTAGTCAATGACGCTGGTTATTTAACCAACGCAGACCTGCCTGCGGATGCGGTGATTTCAGTAAACGGAAAGTCCGGTATTGTCGTTCTCACCGCTACAGATATCGGTGCGCTCCAGGCGGGCGATGATATCTCCGAGTTAAACAATGATGCGGGCTATATAACCGCCGCTGACATTCCTGCTCTGAACTACGTCCCAACCGGGTCTTGGGCTGCGCTCCCTTCTTTGTAATGGCTGAACTCCAACCCACTGACCTGTTTCTGGTCAATCGCTCCAACGTTACATCCACCGTTACTACCGAAAATCTCATGGCAGAAATACTCGATGATGACCTAATGATCGTGAATCGGAGTAACGCTGTTGCCACGATCACGGGAGCGGATGTCAAAGCATCCTTAGGCGCTCAACCAATTGATCCAAGCCCTGGTGATATTACTGCCAACCCTGATTTCCAGGGTGGCACCGGAACAATTGCTGACCCATACATCCTCGAAACTCAAATTTGCGCACCAGCCGGATCGAGCATTACCTCAACTGAAGAACTCACAATTGCTGTAAGTGGTGCAATTCCCGGCCAACCAGTGCGATGGATTGTATCTAATGCACGCTTCACGCAACCTGACGGACTAACAGGTACTGGAGGCATATGGACAGGTCGGCTTATTTACAACGACACGCCAGCTACATCAGTCGACCAAACTTATATTGGCAACTTACAGATAGGTGCAACGTATTTTCGATGGAGCGTTGAACAACAAGTATCAGCAAGTTCCCCGCCTGTAGTCAATAACGTTTCCTTAGTCGAATCAAGCCCCGCAGAAGGTGCCCGCTTCACCAGCCAATCATTTGTAGCAAGTTCTCAAGTAACTGATGGCCTACCAATTGCTACAAAGACCTTTGATGCTCATGTTGATGGGACACTAACTAAGACGGTCAAGTTTGACGAGCCACTGGAGAGTACTACTGATAAAGGGACAGGTTCTTTCTTTGGATATTGCTTTGGCACCGTTGATCAGCCTTCCGGTATATCCTCAATACTCTTTGTGCCAGATAGTGTTACTGGCGAAGAGTTCCTGCTAGTTGGAGATATAATTACTGGCGATAATGAAGGGAATTCTGTTCAGATAAATAGCATTGGGAGCATTAACTCCGAAGGGTATCTCAGCTTTGAATATATCAACCCAGTTGGCCCCACTGCCGGGTCTCAAAACTACAGCAATCCACCACGGTCAGTCATAGACCTAAACTTCGCTGCTGGCACCAATATGGAAGCATTAGCATCAGGCGATGCTGTTAGTCAAACTCCTCAAGCATCAGGAACCGTAAGCTCAGTGAACGGTACAGTCGTAACCCTATCCAGTAGCTCTGGAACTTGGACTAATGGTGAAGATGTTGTAGGCCCACAGAAAACAATAACTGAGGCAAATACTCGTCTTTACTGTGCATTTGATAGTAACGGCAATATCACTGACCTGCAGAACAATCCACAGGATCCTCCATATACGACACAGGACAGCAACCCTGGCTTGACC